TGGCGCCAATGCATGTCTAAGATGTATGTATACCAAATCAAAGGTATCCTCGAAAAGCCAAACAAAGAGATTGGTGGCATGAGAGTACTGTTGTGTTCTGCTGACTTCTTTGATTCAGTAGATGTTCCCGCTGATATATTTGATAAGAACACCCTACAATATTTAAAGTACAGGTTGGCGGTAAATGATTATCTGGATATTAATAAACTACCGATCCCCATTTTGAATAAGATACGAACCCCAATGAATCAGTGGTTAGATCATTGGGTATTAATTGGAATTAAATAATTGGCGATTGCAGGTAATACACCAATCCCAGTATTGGGTGGGTGGAAACTAGCAGATCAGTTAACCACAAAGGATTATGTCTTTTCATGGGATGGGTACCCTGTGCCGATTAAAACAATCCAGCACTATACACCCAGCGATATGTATGAAATAGAAATGAAGGACGGGGTTTATCTTCATGTAGATAAGCACACTACCTTCCCAGCATTTACAACCCGCAACCGCCAAAGAGAATCTCGGCACCAAGGGAAATATAAACGCCACTTCATTCAGAAGTATTACACACCAGAACAGTTCCTTGAAACAGGACTAATAGATAAACGAGGTTGGAATGTATTCTCCATTGAAAATACCAAGCCGATTCATTTCGCTTATGAGGATCATCCTGTGCCTCCCTTCATCGTGGGATTATGGGCAGGAAAGCAACGATCCAAAATAAAGTTCACCTTCGAGCCAGAGTGGATCGATTATGTACAAAAGAAGATCCGCGCCCAAGGGTGGTATACAGAACGCAAACAGAGCACCTTGACATTCAAGCAATCCATTAACGTGTCCTTCCTCACTCGCTATCTAACCATACCCCGCACCCTTCCAATCGAATACACCTTCGGTTCGATAGAACAGCGGATTGAATTCTTGCGCGGATTAGTTGCGATGAAACCTGGATGTTACAACGCCAAGCTTGATCGCTTTCTGATCTTCTCCCGCAGTCTGCGGTTCCTCATAACCCTACAAGGGATCTGTGAATCGCTGGGAATGAAGACCTATGTGTTTGACAATAAGACGTCATTAACCCATCAGCTAACATTTAAGACCGATATACAGTTACACCTAAAGCAACAAACCAAAGGCCGCTTGAAGGGCGAGAAGCGCCGCATGATAACGAAAGTGGAGAAAACAAATCCCAGACCTTCTGTGCATATCGAAACAGATGTGCCGTTCGTGGTAGGTCAGGGATTTTTACCAATATGGCATTAAACCCAATCCAAGAAAAGCTGCTTGCTGGCTTTGCAGCAAAACGACAGCACTGGCCCAAAGATCAACTGGCTCTTGCCCTATGGCAGATCCGCTGGGAAGTACAAGCACTCAAGCACCAGAGGGAGCCAGAGGATGGCGAGTATGACATCATGCTCATGTTGGCAGGGCGTGGCGCTGGTAAGACCTATACAGCTTCCAATTGGATAGGGCAGCGTGCGGCTCAGTTCGGTGGCACGCGTTGGTTGGTCACAGCGCCAACCTCCAACGACATTCGTGCAACATGCTTTGAGGGTGACTCGGGTTTATTAAACATCATCCCGCCAGAATTGATTGAGACATACAACAAGTCGCTGTTTGAGATCACACTGAAGAACGGCTCCATCATCCAAGGCATCCCAGCCTCAGAACCAGAGCGTTATCGTGGTAAGCAGTTCCATGGTGGCTGGTACGATGAGTTGGCTGCGTTTGACTACCTTGATGACGCATGGGATCAAGCGCAGTTCACCATGCGTCTAAGGGATCCTCGTATCGCTAGGGTGCAGCAGATCATCACGACCACACCAAAGCCCAGAGAACTGATCGTGGACTTGAACGAGGGTAAGGTAGGGGGTGATGTGTATGTGGTGAACGCCAGCTCCTATGAGAACCGAGCCAACCTATCCTCATCATTCTTTAAGGCGCTGGAAACCTACGAGGGTACCGACCTTGGTAAGCAAGAGATCTACGGCGCCATTCTGGATCCAGAGGACGCTGGTATTGTGAAACGCAAGTGGTTCAAGTTGTGGCCAGCAAAAAAGCCATCGCCTATCCTAGAGTATGTGATTGCCAGCTATGACCCCGCTACCTCAGAGAAGACTGTAAATGACCCTACTGCGTGTGGGGTTTTTGGTATCTTTGAATCTACAGACATTGGTACAGCGATTATCTTACTCGATGCATGGGATCAACACCTAGGGTATCCAGAGCTTCGCCGTAAGGTGATCAACGACCACAAGGAGGTTGTGTATGGATCAGACAACGACTTTGCCAAGGGGCGCAAATCAGACCTAATCTTGATGGAAGACAAGTCTGCTGGTATCTCATTGATTCAAGAACTCCAAGGATCTGGTGTCCCAGTACGAGGCTACAATCCAGGGCGTGCTGACAAAGTGCAACGGCTCAACATCGTGGCACCGCTAATCGCCAAGGGTAAAGTCTACATACCAGAAGACCCAGACAAGCCAGGAGAGGTAGCACCATGGGCAAAGCGGTTCATACGCCAAGTCTGTTCGTTCCCTGAGTCTGGAGGGCACGATGACTATGTGGACGTCCTATCGCAAGCGTTAAGGGTACTGAGAGACTCTGGTTGGATTCAGCTTGATTTCCTACCTTCCAGAGATCCAGACTATGCTGATGATGAGCGTAGAAAGAAAAGATACAATCCCTATGCAGTTTAGGGCGAACACCTCGCTATTTTTGCATAAGTAGTTATAGGTATGACGATCCCCTTAATTAAAACCCCCAAGCAGATGCTTCTCGAAAAAGCTGGCATTCCACATATGCAAGCTGGCGGTAAAGTACCACCATTAGCACAACAACAAGCTGCTTTGGCAATGCAAGCTCCTATGGGGCAAACAACTCGATACGCACCTAAAAACCCCATCACAGGGTATCGTGCTGCGTCTAACCCAAAGCATGCTGACAAAACTGGCCTTGAAACACAGCCAACCACTTTTGACAAAGATAAGATTAGTCAATACGTCAATGCTTACATGGATGCTAGGGATGGGTTTGGATTACCCGTGTTTACTCCGCAAGAATTAGTCAATCGTTTACTGGTTGAAGGTCGTTCAGACTTTGGTTTTAACAGCATAGATAAGAATGATCCAAAAGCAATGAAAATTGCAAACTCCATGCTGGAGCTTGGGCATGCTGATGATGCCGCAGGTTTTGCTGGAGCGTTATACAATAAACAGCGTATTGCCGATGCTCACAAAGTTCCTTTCAATGTCACTTGGAACGGTGAAGGTAGAAGTAAAGCAACAGGGCTTACTGGTTGGGATTACGATAAGCGTATGCAAAATAGTGCTTTTGCTGCGGAGCACCCTTCTAATGCACCATTGTTGCAACATGTTACACAATTAATGCAACCCCCTGTAGCCACCAATGAAGATCCAGACGCAATGTCGCCTACTAACCTTCTTGGTAATACAAACATGCCACAGCCTACAACAGGTTCTGCTATGTTTGCTAAAGGCGGTATAGTAAAACCCTTTCGTGATATTAGTAAGATGCTAATACAAAAACACATTTCTGGAAAATAATTAATGGCAAACCCTACACTTCCAATTAAAGCAGGAGCTAACTTGCCTTCGTTAGATGTTAACGAAGATCAAGATACTGACTTAACGGATGAAGAGATTGATAGCTATGCCGAAGTTCTCGGTCTTGATGATGAATCAAATCTCCAAGAAGATATTATCGAGCAAGAAGATGGCTCAGTCATTATTAATTACAAGCCAACGCAAGGCCCACTCAAAGATCCAGAGTTCTATGCTAACTTAGCAGAAGAGTACGATGAAGGTCTGCTTGATGAATTGGCAGTAGAATTTTTAGATTTAATCGACGTAGATCGTGAAGCTCGTAAAGACCGAGATAAACAATACGAAGATGGATTACGCCGTACCGGTTTAGGTAAGGACGCGCCTGGAGGCGCAACCTTTGATGGTGCCTCTAAAGTCGTTCACCCTATTATGGCAGAGTCATGTGTTGACTTTGCTGCATCTGCATCCCGTGAACTGCTACCTCCCGAAGGTATTGTAAAATCCCACATCCGTGGCATTGACGATAAAGAGCGTTCAGAAACCGCAGAGCGCAAATCCAACTTCCTTAACTGGCAGTTGACAGAACAAATCCCAGAGTACCGTGATGAGATGGAGCAAATGCTCACTCAGTTGCCTTTAGGTGGTTCACAGTATTTGAAGTGGCGCTATGATTATGAACTCAAGCGTCCAACCACAGAATGGGTTCCAATTGACAACATTCTGTTGCCATATGCTTCTACCAATTTCTATACCTCTGCTCGAGTAACCGAAGTTCAAGATATCACAGAAGATATTTTTCAACAGCGTGTTGAGCAAGGTATCTATCGTGACTTAGAAGGTTCTTATTTAGCCGAGATAGATTTAGCTGAAGAGACACAATCCAAAAAAGCAAATGATAAAATTGAAGGTGTTGAAAGACCGTCTAAAAATGTAGATGGTATCCGCCGTGTTTATGAGATCACTTGTTTCTTACGTTTAGAAGAAGATGAAGAAACCGAAGGTAAACGCGCTCCGTATATCCTAACTGTTGACGAATCTAGTAGTCAAGTATTGGCACTTTATAGGAACTGGGCGTATGGCGATGAAAAACTGGAAAAACTCGATTGGTACGTGGAGTTCAAATTTATCCCATGGCGTGGTGCTTACGCTATCGGACTGCCTCATCTTATTGGCGGTCTCGCCGCTGCTCTTACTGGCTCTTTGCGTGCTCTGCTTGATGCTGCTCATATCAACAACAGCCAGACAATGCTTAAACTCAAGGGTGGACGCATTGGAGGACAGTCTGACAGAATTGAGCCAACCCAAGTTGTAGAAATTGAAGGCGCTCCTGGCGTTGATGATGTTCGCAAGTTGGCAATGCCACTACCATTCAATCAACCTTCTAGTGTTTTATACAACCTTTTAGGTTGGTTAACAACTGCAGCCAAGGGTGTGGTTAGTACTTCTGAAGAGAAAATTGGTGATATCAATTCCAATTCACCAGTGGGTACTACTCAAGCCCTGATTGAGCAAGGCGCTAAAGTATTCTCTAGCATTCATGCTAGGTTGCATCGCTCACAAGCCAAGTCTTTACAAATTCTTTCTCGTATCAACCATTGGTACTTGGAAGAAATGCACAATGCCTCTGGTGAAGAGATCGAAATTCGTGACTTTGCCAACAACAACGACATTCGACCTGTATCTGACCCTAATATTTTCTCAGAAACTCAGCGTGTAGCTCAAGCACAGGCTATTTTACAGCTTGCACAGTCAGCACCACAGCTTTATGACATGCGTGAAGCGCATTTACGCATCTTGCGCCAGCTTAAAATACCAAATATCCAAGAAATTTTGCCAAATCCCGATGGTATTGTGGAATCTAACCCTGCTTTGGAGAATGTTTCCATGGCAATGGGCAGAATGTCCGCAGCTTTCCCCGATCAAGAGCATTTAGAGCATATCAGAATCCATTTATTGTTCGCTATGGATCCAAGCTATGGTGCAAGCCCAATTATGGGTCCACAATTCGCTGGTCAACTGCTTGCCCACATCAAACAACACATGACGCTGCATTATTTGCAAGCCATGCGTAACCATGTGTCTGAATCTAATGGTGGAAAAGATGTTTTAGCCCTCCATGAAGAAAAAGCGCTGGATAGAGATAGTCAAAAAGCTCTTGGAATTGCCGCACAGCTAGTAGCACAACAATCTCAGCAAGAATTTGCTTCGTTTATGCCAGTGATTCAACAATTGGCACAAAAAGCGCAACAAGCTCAACAAGCTCAGATTGAACAGCAAGCTTTGGCGGATCCGACAGCTAATGTATTGATGAAAACACAAATGGCAGAGACACAACGTAAATCGCAAGAGTCACAAGCCAATCTTCAAGCTGAAATGCAAGTGGATCAGCAAGACTTTAAAATTCGTGTCGCTGAATTGCAACAACGAGTACAAGATCTACAAACTAAGTACCAAACGCAGACAAGTATCAACAACCAAGGCAACGCTACCAATATTGCAATGGCAAACATCAATAATGCGGCTAAAGAGCGTATTGCAATGATCAATGCCAAAACTCAAATGAGTCAGCAACAAATTTCATTAGACGCTGAGCAAAATGCGTCTGCTATGGAAGCGATTAATACTGCCAATGCTGATATTAGGGAACATGGTCTAAATGTTCAACAACAACATTTTGATCAGCAAGCCCAACAAGTACAGCACCAAATAGAAGCTCAAAAAGCACAGCAAGAAGCTCAGCAACAAGCACAGCAACATGCTATGGGTTTACAACAATCCCAGCAAGAGCATGCACAAGGCTTACAACAATCCGATCAACAACATCAACAACAGATGGCTCAAATGCAAGCTGCTCAGCAACAGCAAGCGCAAGCACCACAGCCCCCTGAAACACCACAAGCACCACAACCCCCTACAACAGGAACTTTATAATGGCAACTAAAAAACAAGCCGATCAAAAAGGCTTTCGTCAAATCTACCAAGAAACTGGTAACCTTTCATCTGGCGGTGGCCCAGGACAAGATGTAGATCCAGGACCCGCTGGCTCACACCGTGATAACAACTGGAAAATTGGCGCAGCTCAAAGCAAGCTCCGCAATGCTAAGAAAATTGGCCCAGGAAAGAACCTTAAAGACATCGATGGTGGTAATTTTTATTGATGTTTGGGGCGGAATATTCCGCTCCTTTGCATAAGTAGTGATATGAGGGACATTTTATCAGAATTTATTAGCCGCTTGAAAGAAGCGGACAGAGAAACAACCGAAGTATTAGCTTCTGGTTCCAATATATACAACTTTGATTCTTATCAACGTGTATTGGGTACTCGAGATGGCTTAAAGCAAGCCTTTTCGATACTAGAAACCCTCTTAACAGAGGACGATGAACGCAACTAAACGCCGTATGGTGTAAGGAGTATTGCCGAATGGCGATTGATTTTAGTAGTAAAGACGAACCAGATTTACGCACGGAACTCGAATGTTTTCCAAATGTAGACCCTGGTGTAGAGATTCTTGGAGACAGAGTATTGGTGCAGTTACGCCGAGAAAAGACTTTAAGTAAAGGCGGTATCTTCTTAGTTGAAGAAACCAGACAAACCTTGCGTTTTAATGAAACGGTAGCTAAAGTAATTGGCATTGGTCCACTGGCGTATAAAAGCCCAGACGACCTCACCCCATGGCCAGAAGGTCCTTGGTGTAGTGTTGGTGACTTAGTTCGTACCATCAAGTATGGTGGTGATCGTTTTGTAGTGCAACCCGATGATGAGGGTGCTCCAGTGATATTTATTACACTGCAAGCCCGTGAAGTTATCTCAAAGATTAAAACCTTTGAAGCTGCACAGAAAATGAAAGCGTTTGTAGATTAATAACTTTGTAGAAAGTATGTATGGCAGAAAATGATAAAAAAGACGTTCCTATTAAGGAACAGGAAGATGGCTCGGTCTTAGCCAAAATAGAACTACCCGATACCGTTGATGGTGAAACGGAAGAACCAAAGAAAAAGAAAAAAGAAGAAGAGTTTGATGATGAAGATCATGAAGACTCTGAAGATGAAGAGCCTAATGATGGCGAAACACCCGAAGAGCGTGAAGCGATTCGTGAAGCACGTAGAGAAGAACGCAGACTCAAAAAAGAGTTAAAGAAACAGCGTGATTTCTCGGCGCAAAACAAGATTAAAATGCTTGAGCGCCACAATGCAGATTTAGCAGAACGCCTTGCAAAAGTAGAAAGTACAGCATCATCGTACCAATTTGCACAACTT